CTGGATCGGCGAGACAGGGTGGGATCGCCTGGACGACCTGATGCAGCGGTACGGCGTGCGCCAGGCGGTCATCGACGCCCTGCCCGAAGCCAAGTCATCGCTGGACTTCGCTAAGCGATGGCGGCACAAGGTGAAGGTGGCCTTCTACGTGGGCGGCAAGGAGGGCACCAAGCATGACGAGCCGACCCGGGAGAAGGCGGGCGAGGAGTACGCCATTGAACTCGACCGCACCCGCCACTTCGACCAGCTGCGAGCAGCCTATGAGGGCGGCGAGATCACCAACCCGGGGAGCACGGCGAGCGCAGTGCCTGACTTCATCCGGCACTTTGGAGTGCTGACCAGGGTGATCGAGAAGACGGCCGGCGGCAACACCGTGGCACGCTGGATCGACAGCGGGCCCGACCACTTCGCTCACGCGGATCTGTACGCCAACGCAGCCCTGGACATCATTGGGCCGCCGGCATCCGGCGAGACATCGGTTCTCGTGAAGGCTGCCCGCAAGCGCGGGGCGCAGAGCGATCGGGCCACGTGGCAGCGTGGGCCTGTGGAGCCAGGCGGCCGGCGGGCACGCAAGAGCACCTGGCAATGACCCGGCCTCTTGTGCCGGATCCCCCAGGTGTGCGAGAATGGCACGAACGCCGGCGGAGAATGGCCAATGCTCTACGAGCAGCCAGGGGCCGACTCGACGAAGGGCAAGAGACGTTCGCCAGGGCAATGGGAGTGCATGCGAGCATCATCAAACACGGCGAGCGGCCCACGAATCACCTCCCGGGCGGCACCAGCGTCAGTGGGTGGTGGCTGCTGCGGGCAATCCAGACCGCAGATCCGCCACACGCGCGAGCAGCGCTGTGGATCCTGAAAGAGGTGTACCCACTATGACAGACGATACCGCCAAGGCCGGGCCGGAGGGCAACGGCAGACCGAACCTCCGGCTGGACATTGACGGCCGGGGCATAGGCAAAGTGGAGTTCTGTGGCATCGATATAGGCCACGCGGTCCAGGGCGTGACGATCGTCGCGGTCGCTGGCAAGCCCGTCAGTTTGCTTCTGCAAATGGCGGCAGGCTGGGGCATCGACGTCGATGGCCAGGTGCTCGCCGACTTGCGGGTGACGCAGGCACCGGGACACTTCGACCAGTATCAGACGGGTGCGGCACGTGAGGAAGGGAGCGCGGGCGATGGCGAATAGACGCGGACTGCGCATGCGAGAGCGGACGATCCACCTGATCGGCGGTCTGACAGCGGACGACGTCGAGCGCCGCATCTCCGATGCGATCAAGGCGGCATCGAGCAGGGGTTACCTCTCGGGATTCAGAGAGGGAACGGACTACAGCGGGAACGACGAGCCGCCCTACACAGGGCCAGATGGCCAGCCCCTGGCGCTGGGCTACCGCAGCACGAGGGCGGCCCCTAGGGATCTCAGCAGCATCAGCCAAGAGCGGGCGATCCAGGCAGCCTATCGCCTGTGGAACACCAACCCCCTGGCCAAGGCCCTCACCGAGATCATCGTCGATTACGTCGTCGGCGACGGAGCAACGCTGGCGGTGGAAGACCCGGAGGTGGAAAAGGCGCTCGATGCCTTCTGGTTCGATCCGGTCAACGACATGGATGGCGAAGGCACCGAGACCCTTGTCAGGGAGCTGGGCATGTTCGGCGAGGTGCTCCGGCTGGCCGTCGTGCGCGATGGCAGCGACCAGGGAATCAAGGCCGACGGCAGGCTGCGCCTGGCCCCAGTGGATCCATCGCAAATCGAAGCCGTCATCACAGCGCCGGGCAATCGCCGGCACGTGCTCGCTGTGCAAATCAAGCCGGAAGGCACCGAGAGCACAGGACTGATCTATGCGCTCGTCAAGTCAGACGGCCTGCAGAAGCCGATGCGAGGCCGCCGGGACTACGAGGCCTACGCCAGGCTTACAGAGAACCTGGGGCGGCTGAATGGCCGCCCGGATCATCGGGCCCTGGCCTCGCTGGTTAGCAGGTGCGACCAGACGGTCAGCGGCCAGGCATGGCGGTTCAGGGAGCAGGCCAGCGGCTCGGCCGTCATCGAAAAGGGCGAGCTGCTCGCTGGCGTCCCCCTGGCCGGCGATTGCTTCCTGTTCCAGATCAACAAGGTCTCGACGGGCACGCGGGGCCGGCCCGACCTGCTGCCAATGATCGACTGGCTCGATCGCTATGACGAGCTATTCTTTGACGCCGCTGAGCACGTGGCCATGCTCAGCAAGTTCGTGTGGGACCTGCAGATCAAGGGCGGGAGCGAGACGGCCCCCGAGCTTGAGAGCAACCTGCAACACCAGGCCAAGAAACTGGAGAACGCGCCGCCCAACAGCGTGTACGCCCACAACGAGAACACGACGCTCGAGGCGAAGAATCCAACACTGCGGACGGCCGAGATCGAGACGATCGTGCGCCAGTTGCGAGTGTTCATTGCCGGCGGCATGCGCGTGCCAGAGCACTGGGTAGCCGAGGGCGGTTACACCAACCGGGCGACAGCGGCCGAGATGGGAGAGCCCACGTATCGGATGCTCCGCCGCCGCCAGGCGTTCGTCGAGGATGCGCTGACGCAGATGTGCCAGTACCAGATCGATATTCTGGTGGCGCTGGGGCTGCTGCCCCAAGAGGTTCCGGTGACCGATGAGGCTGGCGAGCAACAGACCGTCGACGGCCAACCCGTCACGCAAGCCGCCCGGGAGGCCTTCAGCATCACGCTGCCCGAGATGACGGTCAAGGACGTGACGGCGGCGGCGACGGCCCTGGACAACGTTGTCTCGGCAGTGTACAAGGCGCACCTGGCGGGAATTCTGCCGCTGCGGCCTGCGCTTGAGCTTCTGGCGGCAGTCGCCAAGACTTTGGGCGTAGAGATCGACGTCGAGAAGGCGCTGGAGGCCGATCAGGAGTCGCAGGCGGACAAGCAGGCCCGGGCCGACTTTGCTGCGGCCCTGGCCGGCAGGGGGAACGGCCGGAAGCCGCCAGGCACGAAGCCAGAGTCAGACGACGAGGAGCCAGTGGAAGACGAGGAAGACGAGGAGCCCGAAGAGGAAGAGGCGTGAGACTCAGGCGGGCTCTGCGCCCGACGCTGGATCCAGACACGCCGCTGACTTGGCGGCCGGTGCGCATCGGCAACACCGGGCGGTTCACGGCGATGGTCGTGTGCGGGGCCGGCCACGCTGGCCGGGTGACGCCGAGTGTCGTCTGCACCCATGACGGATGCGGATGGCACGAGCACGTGGAGCTCGAGGGCTGGGGGCCTGGCTGAGTGGCACTGGCGACACTGGCGACTCCGGAATTCCGGCGCTCAATCTACGACACGCTGGTGGCCGGCAACCGCCTGAGCGATCGGGCGGTGCAAGCGGCGTTCAACAGACTGGCCCTGCTCCACAACGAACTCAGCACTGCCTTGAGCGCCGAGCTTTGGCGCGGCGGTGACATCGCGGCGATCCGGGCCCAAGTGGACGGCATCGTGCGCCGGGCAGCCGAGGACATCGTCGCCGGCGGCATGGAAGCCTTCGAGGCCAGCTGGGTCAGCGGCGAGACGTTTGGCCAGCGCATCATTCGCTTCGGTCAGCCCGTGCCCGCCGGGACAACGCCAGCCGGAGCGGCATGGTACGCACCCGAGGGCTTCGCTGGGACGCCGGGCTTCACGGCAGCCCGGATGCTGCGGGCGCACGACGCGTTCCAGGCATTTACGTTCGACAGGATCACGGCGATCACGGAGGCGATGCGGGCACAGATCGCCCAGGTGGTGGCAGTCGGGTTCCTCGGCGAGCTCACGCCGTTCGAAGTCATGCAGCAGATCACGCACATCGTGGGGATTCGCAATGAGCGGCTCTTCCGAGAGCTGGGCTCGACGGGCTTGAGCTACAAGGCCGAACTCATCCTGCGCACCGAGACGATCGCCGCGCAGAATGCAGCGACACAAATTGGCCTTCAGGGGGCCGCACAGCGCTTCCCCGACTTGCTGAAGGTCTGGCTTGCGACCGGCGACGACCGAACGCGAGATACGCATCTGGCCACGCACGGCCAGGTGCGCCCGGTCGATAAGGCATTCAACGTCGGGGGCGAAGGCGGCCCGCCGGCGGATTACCCGGGAGATCCGCAGCTGCCGATCGGCGAGCGAGCCAACTGCAGATGCCGCAGTGTGCCCTACCGAGAGGCCTGGGGCCCGCTCGAGGACTTGCTGGGGGCGGATCTCGAGGCGTCGATCGAAGGCGAGAAGATGCGCCGTGGGCAGGGGGGTGTGACCCTGACACCGCAGCAGCGCCTGCTGGCGGATGTCATGGCGGAGCACCAGAGTGATATCGACGACGTCGTCGCCCGCATGGACAGGGCGACCAGGCGGGCGGGCAAGGCTGTCCGGGCAGCCCAGGCGGAAGCCGACGTCGCAATGCGGACTCTGCGGGACCACATCGCCGAATTCGGGCTGGATCAGAGGGACGTACTCGAGGCGCTGAGGGTCGCGTTCAGAGACAAACAGAAGCTGTTGATCAAGGCCCAAGTCGTCGCGCGGTCTGCGGGTCAGCGGGCCCTGCGGCTGCCGCCAGCAGAGCGGCCCGGATGGCGGCGAGTGCTGTGGGATCCGGGGACGACTGCTTTCCAACGCGGCCGGGCCCGGGAGGCCCAGGACTTCCTGCGGACGATCACGAGCAAGGACGTCTTCGGTGACGCCATTGTGCCCATCAGGGCGAGCTACCAGCAGGCTCTGGAGACGGCCAATTACGACCCGGCTATTCGCAGAGCCAATCTGTTCGTCGCCGATGGCCTGGATACGTACATCCACGAGTTCGGCCACCACCTCGAGAACATTGGCGGCACCGGGCATCACCTGCAGGCCCGAGCGATCGAGTACGAGCTCAGCAGGCGGATGCCAGGCGAGGACATGCACGTGGTGGGCGGCGCGCCGTGGCAGACGGGATACCGAGACAAGTGGTATACGCCATACACGGGAAGGCTGTACCCGAACAACGCTCCGTCGTGGGGGCCGACCAACATGCGTCAGACGGAGATCGTCAGCACGGGCGTCGAGAATCTGTACAACAACCCGATGGAGTTTGCTCAGCGGGATCCCGGCCACTTCGCATTCATCGTCGGGCTCCTCCGGGGATGGTGGTAGCCATGGCCAGGCAGGCAACGATCGAACTACCGGACGGGACGCGGGCAACGCTCGACGTCGACGGCTGGCACAGCGACAACGACAGGCTGCGCATGCTACTCGAGACCGTCGCCGGCTTGCAGACGTGGCCAACTGCTAGGCTGCTAAGCGAGTGGGATGCCCTGGACGTGCTGGCCCGGGCGGGCGCGGACTTCGTCGGCGGCAAGGTCATCTCGATGACGCCGCTCGAAGTGGATCCCACGAGGATAGAGTGACAGACACGTGGCAGCCGATGCGAAAGCCAAAGCCAGTAAACTATGCAGTGCCCCGGATCCTGCGGCGGCGACCGGACTTCGCTGCAAGGACGATACGGATCGAGACCACGATGGGCCGGGAATACAGGGCGCTCATCCATCTGGCCGAGGGCAGCCGCGAGTGGCGGCCCAGCCGGCGGGTCTTCCAGCGAGCGAGCGAAGCGCAGGCATATCAGCGCCGGCTGCAGCCTCGGTGGGATAAGGCGAAAGCGGATGAGCGGGCCCGCAGGGCCCGGGAGGCCAGACGTGAAGGTAAGTGGATCGATGGCTGGACGGCGAGAGCGTGGGCGGCCTGCGTCCGGATTGGCCGGGCGATCGCAAGCGCTGATCACTGTCTTGCAGGCCGTCGCTGACAACGCCGACGGCGCGTGTGGGCGCTGTCGGGGCCCGCTGCTGCGGCCGTGGGCGTTCTGCCCGGCCTGCGGATGCGAGATCGCCTGGGCACCGACTGGAGCGGCGTCGAGGGATCCCGTGACATGAGACCACCTGGCTGGGAAGCCCCATGGCTGGGAGCCCCGGCTCTCGACGGTTACATGGCGCACCTGCTGGAGCAGTTCGCTCCAGCCTTCCGATCTGTGGCGTCGACGGTGGTCGACGAGGTCGAGCTGGGAACGCACAGGAACGCGAAGGACGCCACAACGGGAGAGCCGACGACGTTGCCTGGTGGAATCCCGGAGCGCTGGACTGTTCGTCAAGAGCATGGGCGCACGTTTAGGGTTGCGGAGACGTACGGAGTGACGGTTGTCGAGGTGCAGCCCAAGTGAACGACACGCGGCCGGCGAAGGCCGACTGGCATTGGGACAACCCGCTGTGGCCGCTCCTGACCATTGAGCCCACGGAGCAGGGTCGGGCCCTGGCGGCCAAGTGCCTCAGACGACGGTGCGCGCACTGCGGATGGGAATGCAGCGGAGTCGACGGCGAGATTCGGATGGCGTCGCACACCAACGCCAGCCATCCGGGGCGGCCCATGTTGTTCACGGCGTATCCCCTGGCGCTGGCAATGAGACCGATGGGCGGCGATGCGTAGCAGCTGGCGCAATGGCGACCTCGATGTCAGTGCCGAGCACCCGACGAAGCCGGATCACGAGCTGCGTCTGACCCAGGGCGAACTCCACCTGCTGCAGCGGATCCGGCAGCTGGACGCCGGAGCCCACGCGGTGTATGTTGTGAAGGACGGGCGCGGCAAGGACGGACTGCAGTCCTTCCGCGTGCGGGAACACTACACGGAGGGAGCATGACAAAGGCACCAGCGACGGCACAGGAGGCGGAGAAGCAGCGCCAGCAGACCGGAGAAGGCTGCTCGAGGTGCGCCATGTTCGTGGTCGCGGCCATCGCCATCGGAGGCCTGTTCGCCTTCCTGATGACACTCGGATCCTGAACGACGGCCAGCGACAGCCCTTGACAGCGCCGGTGCTCGCGGTGTAAATTGGCCGGTGAGGACCGCGCCGAGAGGCCAGCGGTCAGGTGCGTGAACCGTGGACCCACGCGCCGCTCGCACTGAGCGGCGCGTTTTTCGTTCCCGACGTCGGGAGGCCAGATGGCAAGCACCCCACCGTTGCGTCATGCAGGCAGGCCACACCGTCGGGTCACCGAGGCTACGGAGGATCCCGACAAGAAGGCACAGGCCGCCAGGGCAAAGAAGTACGGCATCGGGATCAAGAAGGGGGGCAACGTCACCAGGCCGGCCGAGTACGCCAGTGTGCCGGACAGTAAGTTCGCAGACCCCGTCAACTACAGGTATCCCCTCGAGCCCGAAGCCAGAGCGATCAACGCCATCACGCGGTTCAACGACGCGGGCAACAAGTCGGCCGGGGGCTACACCGACAGCGAGTGGGCCACGATGGGCCGGCGCATTGCCAAGGCCAACAAGGGAAAGAAGTACGCCGGCGGTCAGGTCGTCGACGCCAGCACGAAGGAAGCCACCGCACACGGCAAGGACCTGAGCGAGCTCGTCGAGGACGTGCGTTCGGCTTTCTACCGACAATTCGACAAGCCCACCGCGGCTGGCCAGCCGGCGCACAACACGTGGGTGAGGACGGTCTACGAAGACGCGGTTATCGCTGACTACGACGGCGAGTGCTACCTGGTCGGCTACGGCCACAACGCCGACGGCGAGATCGAGTTCGCCGACCAATCGAAGTGGACGAAGGTTGAGCAGAGCTGGATGCCGGTCAGCGAGAGCCTGCGGCTGCAGTTGGTCGAGGCCAAGGACAAGAAGGAACGGGGGACAGAGTGGGAGGTGGTGATCATCGGGCCCGAGACCGAGGCCGACCTGATCACCGAAGACGAGGAGACGTACATCCGCAGCAAGAACGGCCGGCTGTATCTGGCTGAGGCGCTGGAAAGCGCAGC